CAATCCGCGCTGGATGATCTTGTCTATGCGATGGATGCTCTATGTGATCTGGAGCGGCTGGCCCCGGCAGGCGCTTACAAAGTGGATTACAACTGGGGCGATGGCGTTCTGGATGACCCGGAGACGCGGCGGCAAAATATGGCGATGGATATGCAGAGAGTAGCTGCGGGTTTGATGCGGGATGTCGATTTCGTTATGAAATGGGACAAAGTAGACGAAAAGGCGGCGCTAAAGAGGCTACCAAGGGTGGACGAAATGACAACGGAACCTGAAGAGGAAATTGAGTAAACGGTGGTGATGCCCGGATGAAAAAGTATCCATTCTCCTGAATTGCTGGACGCCCTACCGGAAGAACTTGCTGAACTATTCCGGGGACTGGAATTGAAACTGCTTCAAGAGATTTGCAGCAGACTTAAGCTATCAGAAAATCTAAATGAAGTCACGGTTGAGATGATCCGGGCATTGCGTTCTCACGGAATTGATTTGGATTCTATCAAAGCCGCCATTGATGATGCAACGGCTGTTGGTATGGATAAACTGGAATCTCTTCTGAATGAGGTGGTTGAGCGAAATCAAGCGTATTATGCAGAAGTAATTGATCTGGCAAAGGTGACCGTTCCTGACCGCCTGATAGATGAGAGGGACATCGCCGCAATCCGGCGGCAGACGCTGAGCGCGTACAAGAATATTACCGGCTCTATGGGGTTTCTGACAGTTGAAAATGGGCGGTTGAATCTGCTGCCACCTGCAGAGGCCTACCAACACTGCCTCGATTCTGCGCTCTTGCAGGTACAGTCGGGTGCAATTAGCTACAATCAGGCAATTGCAAGCGAGATCAAGCAATTTGCCGGTCGCGGCCTGTGCGTGGCATTTGGCAAGGATGGGAATGTCCTTAGCAATCGAGTGATATATGAAAGCGGACATATTGACCAGCTTGACGTTGCAGTGCGCAGAGCGGTTATGACCGGTGTGAACCAGTTGAATCAGAAGTACCGGGAACAGTCTATGGACTACCTGGAGACTGATCTGGTAGAGGTGACGGCTCACTTTGGGGCGCGTAACATCAAAGGGCCGCTTGGCTTTGAAGCACACTCGGAATGGCAAGGGAAAGTTTACCGCTGGAGAAAATAACACCGGGGGTTACTCCCCGATGTTAAATCCCCAATATTTTAATTCTGCTTTACGGCGAACAGCGGCCGCTTCTTCAATGGTTGGATAAGAGCCCAAGTTAATTTTACCAATGTCTGTTGCTATGGTAACACGATAGGAAACACCACCGCTTTTCAATTTTCTTTCGCAAACTCCGGCAATACCTGTGGTGCTGTTACTTCTCGCTTTACGATTTCGAGAGTTCTTCTTGTGAGTTACCCAACGGCAATTTTCTGGAGAATAATCTTCATCACTGTCTATCCTATCGATTTCAAGATCGGGTTGGTATCCGTTTTCAATAGCCCAATCAGCAAATACATCAAAATCATCCCATTCTGTACAATATGCGATTCCTTTATCTCCATAATACTGATGATTCGTGCATTGCCCTTTACAACGGCGACGCATTTCGGACCAAGCGTGATACAACTTGTTTTTGTGTGTCCTTACGTAAAGAGGAGAGGTAGTTCTTTTGCATAGCCCGCAAGATTTTGCGTGACCCCGCTTCAAAACATCGCCACGGACTATAGTTGTGTTTCCACAAGAGCAAAGGCAAACCCACAGCGGCTTACCGCGGTTATCATTTTCATGGTAGCGTTCCTTTACAACAAGTTCTCCGAACTTTTCTCCGGTTAAGTCTTTTAGCTTATTTGGCATACTTTTCACCTCAATAGAAGCATATCATAAATTTCACCAAAAGTCAACAATATATGTATTCCATTTGCGCCGTTTAGGGGGTGATAATTTGAACAGTTATCCCGACTTTGTAAAAGTCTGTGGCTATGGTCATGTGCAAGGCATAGGCGGTGCTAACTGTCGGTAGGCACAGCTTTTGGCCGTATATAGAGGGAGTTTCGGAGCGCACCTATACCGACAAGCAGCTGGAGGCTATGAAGCCTGAGAACCGGCCTAAAATCGAATTTGAGGGCAAAAAATATGATGACTACCAAGCCACGCAAATGCAACGCAGAATTGAGCGGACGATTCGCAAGTATAAGCGTCTCAAGGCATCCTATGAATCCGCTGGTTTGAAAGAAGAGGCAACCACCGCGAGCATACGTGTGAAGCGACTGACAGATGAGTACAAAAAATTTAGCAAGGCAGCAGGCCTTCCAGAACAGCCAGAGAGAATGAGAGTGTTGTATACATAATGAAGGTGGTGATTTCCAATGATGCTAACAATTTGCGGCGCAATCATCTTTGCTGTGGGCTGCCTGTTTGGCGGTGCGTTGGTCCATATGGGGCAGAAAGGCGGTGACAATGACGGAAAAGCCAATTAATCAGATATGGTACCATTGTCCATACTGTGGGAAACGATTGCTGCAAGTTTGTCCGGATACAAAAATTGCCCATTTGCAGTACAAATGCAAAGTTTGTAAGAAACAGTTTGAAATCAATATCACGTAGAGCCAGAGTCCATAGAGACCGGAGCCATTGACTATCCGAGGTTTCCTCGATAGCTGATGGCTCCTTTTATTTTTGACCGGACCGAAGTCGTAAAACTACGGGAAGACGGTGGAAGCGACCCACGTACAAAAAGCGTAGCTGGGAAAGGATCATATGAAACGCGAATTTCTTGAAGGTCTGGGATTGGACAAGGATACCGTTGACAAAATCATGGCCGAAAACGACGCTGATCTTGAGCGGGAGAAGGCCAAAACCAACCAGGCAAAAGCAGACTTTGCCGGCGCACAGCAGCAACTTGCAGACCGTGACAAGGATTTGGAGCAGTTGCGGACCAAGGCTGGCGACTCTGCCGCTATTCAGCAGCAACTTGCGGAGCTTCAGCAGAAGTACGATGCCGATACCAACGCACTAAATGCGAAGCTTGCGGAACGCGACTACGCCGACGCCATCACCCGCGCAATTGCCGGCAAAGCGTTGAAGTTTTCCAGCAAGGCGGCAGAACGGGACTTCATTGCCAGCGTCAAAGAAAAAAAGCTGGAACTGAAAGACGGAGAGCTGACTGGCTTGGATGATTTCATCAAGGCACAGAGGGAATCGGATCCAGAAGCATTCGCGCCGGAAAAGGAGCCGCCCCGCTTTATCGCCAGCGGCAGCGGCGGGGGACACGGTATGCCGTCGGCTCCTGTCAGTAGAGCCGCCCAGCTGGCGGCAGAACATCATGCAAGCCTCTATGGAGGCGAAGCAAAAAAGGAGTGACAAAATATGTCTTTTATCGGAGCAACCAAAAAGGGCCGGGTATTTGCTCCCGGCTGGTTCCTTGAAAGTGAGGTAGGAGTGGTTCGCAAGACCCGCCAAATTGCGCAGGAAGGGGCTGAAACCGCCGAGGATGGCAGCAAATATGTACCTATGGGCACGGTGTGGCCCGCCAACGATGCCACTGCTGAGGGCATTGTCTACGAAGATATTGATGTTACTACCGGCGACATGCCTGGTAGCGTCGTATTGGCGGGACGCGTGTATGAGGATCGTTTGCCCACAGCAATTGCAGAGGAAGCCAAAACGGCGCTGTCCGGCAAAGGATTTACATTTATTGCAACCAGTCCTGTTGCAGAGCGCCCATACTGAAAGGAGTGACAACTAATGGAATTTAACGGATTGATTCCCCAAGAAGAGTGGCTGGACGTAGGCTTTAATGTAACCCGGCCCAATGATCCGCTGGACAGCCTTATCAGCGACATTCGTACAAACAACATCATGGTGAAGTGGCAGTCCATTGCTGCTGAATACCAAACTTCCGTCATGGCGCAGTTCCATGCGTTCGATACGGAAAGCCGGAAAACTATCCGTGTTCCTGTGGATACTCACAGTATCAAAAAGGCGCTCATTAAGGTCAAAATTGACCAGAGCGAACTGTTTCAGGAATACAAGGACAACGGCGTGCAAGGCAATGAGGCTATGAAGGATCTTGTCCTCAACGACGGAATTCGGCTCGCGGATCAGGTGTTCACCCGGTCAAAGGTAGCGAAAGCAGAGATGCTGGCAACAGGCAAAATAACTATCAAAGAAAACGGTCTTGATCTGCCGGTCGATTACGGCGTGCCTGACAGCCAGATAAATTTTGAATTGGATCTCTCCACAGATGCGGACATCTCCGGGCAAATACAGGACATTATCGACAAGGCAACCGATTCTGGCGTGACACTGACCGGCTTCATCACTTCTCGGAAGAACATAACCAAGATGCGGCGCAATGTCAATCTCCAAAAGGAAATCAATGGAAACATTGGCGTTGGCGCACTGATCCCGCAAACTTCGCTTTACGCTTACCTGGAACAAGAGTATGGCTTGGGCCGCATTGTGACGCACGACCTGACTTACGGCGCGGATTCCAGTTTGGGCAAAGACGGGCGTCCTGTGATCACTAAGAAGAGGTATTTTCCAGACAACAAAATTTCCTTTTTTGCCGCAAACCCCGCCGGATACGTGGGTACTGGCCTGTGGGGCGATCCGCCCGAGGTAAGGCTGTCCGGATTTTACCCTGTTAATGCCAGCGGCGTCGCCCCCTATGTCTACGTGACGCAGAAAATGGAGTGGGATCCCGCTGTACTTTGGACAAAAGCCAGCGGCCTGTTCATGCCGATTCTTCACAATCCCAACGATCTCTGGATTGCGACCGTTAAACCAGATGCAGCTGTTTCCGCCAAACTCATCAATGATGGCAAAAGCCTTGATGAGATGACAAAGGATGAGCTGCTGGAATACGCCGGGAATAACAGCATCGGAGGCGTCAGCTCTTCCATGAACAAGGCAGATATTCTGGCCGCAATTCTGGCGGCTGAGAAGTAAAAAGGAGGCCCACCGGATGTACGCTGATTACGATTTCTATCTGAACGTTTACTTAGGAAATGCCATTTCCGCAGAGGATTTTCCCCAGCTATCCGAGCGGGCCTCTGATTACATACGGGCGGCAACACAAGGGATTTCAGACAAAGTGGATGGATGGCAGGCGGACACTGTAAGCAAGTGCTCCTGTGCCATTGCTGACATATTACTGGACGAAACCATCATGACCGCTAGCGCATTCAGCGGAGAACAGGCTATCTCTAGTGAAACGGTGGGAGGTTGGTCCAAAAGTTATCGATCCCCGTCTTTTTCTACCGCCGAGATGGAATACATTAACAACCGAAAAACGAATGCGATGATGCTCTATTTGGGTGGTCTTCCTGCGTTTTCCGGCCTTTTTAAAGTGAGGTCTTATCCATGCTTACACCGAAAGTAGTCAGTATTTTGGGGACCGAATACACAATCATCGTCAAGAAATACGAAGAAGATGAAGCATTTGAGCGCCGCTCTATTGACGGATACTGCGACAGCTGGACAAAGCAAATCGTTGTATGCGATATGTTTACTTATAAGGGCTGGGAACATGAGTTGCCAGAAACAGTAGCATCTGCGCAAAAGGAAGTGCTGCGGCATGAAATCGTTCACGCCTTTTTTGAGGAAAGCGGACTCGCAGACAGTAGTAATTCCGTTGATTGTGCATGGGCCAAAAACGAAGAAATGGTTGACTGGTTTGCTATACAAGGGCCGAAAATTTTCAAGGTATGGCAAGAAGTGGGGGTACTATGAACATTCCACGCAGGATGAACGCCCCACGCCGCGTGAACACCAGGAAATCCACAATGTTCCCCCATATCATCACAATATACAATGTGGATGTTTATACAGACCCGTATACCAGCAAAGAGGTAATCACCAACTATATCACTATTCTGCGCGGCGTGCTGCTGGATGAGTCAAAGGCCGTCAACGTGCGGGAAAGTGGGCTTGTTGGGGCGGATGCGGTTAATCTGTATATTCCGCTCGATGTAAAAGCAGTAGACGGGATTACTGGAACTCCGAAAACGTACTTATCCCCTGTTGAGTTTTGGAAAGCTGATGATAAGTCAAAATTCTGGACTATGTCCGTCGGCGTGGCGAAGTCTGAAGTTACCAGCGGCTCCTGCTTCTTTATCAAAGGCGAGGCGGTGCACCCGGACGAATCAGTGGACAAGCTGGAAATGATGTACGGCGGGAATGTTTATGACATCACTACCATTGATACGAAGGATTTCGGCGGCTTGCAGCATTGGGAAGTGGGAGCAAACT